AAATGGAATACTAGTAGGTGACGGAAGTAGTGCATTTGCTGAATCTAATGATGTTGAAACAGCAATACAATTACCTGTTGGGATAACAGCACGTAGACCAACTGCAAATGCATCTAATGTAGGTTTAATTAGATATAATACTACACTAGCTAAATTTGAGGGAGTTCAGGAAACTGGAGTGGGAACAGAAAGCTACGCTTGGGTCCAGTTTACTTCATCATCATAGAAAAAATTAAATAACCGAATTATCAAGTGATAATATAAATAACCAACGTTTAACTTAAAACCAAATACAATGACGTTTTTATATACCCGCACTAATACGTGGTCTAGTGCACCACAACCAACAGAAGACACCATTAAGTACTGGAAACATATTTCACAGAAGAAAAACTGGAGAATAGTTCAATTACCTAATGGCTTTTTACAAACCGAATATAGAGACATTAATGATCCTGAAATATGGGTAGATGTCACCAGAAGAGAAACAATAGCTGGAGCAGAGCAAGCGATAGATGCGTCTGTTGAACATTATATTAATAAGCTAGAGTTTACCAAAGGACCGAAAGTAATTAAAACCTTCGAGTAATATTCAAAATCAATTATATCAAATTAAATTAAATGCAAGAAATAAAGTTAGTTAAAAATCTGGCTTTTGGTGATGGTGCCAGAAGTCAGATATTAGCTGGGGTTGAAAAACTTACTAATGCAGTAGGATCAACCTTAGGAGCAAGTGGTAAATGTGTTATCTTAGAAGATGGTAACGGTAATCCTATAATAACAAAAGATGGAGTAACAGTGGCTAATGCAGTTACATTGCAAGATTCTTTAGAAAATATTGGAGCTACGTTAATAAAGCAAGCAGCACAAAGGACAGTGTCAGACGCAGGCGATGGTACTACAACTGCTACAGTATTAGCAAAAGCTATTTTAGATGAAGCTTATAAACATAGTGAATTAGACACCTCAAGAGAATTAAAAGAAGGTATTGACTCAGGTGTTAAAAAAGTATTAGCTTATTTAGAAAAGACATCAAAGAAAGTAAAAGGTAAAAAAATTGAACAAGTAGCTACAATATCATCTAATAATGATAAAGAGCTTGGTAAAGTTATAGGTGAAGCTTTTAGATTAGTAGACGAAACAGGTGTTGTCATGATGGAGACAAATGACCAACCTGAAACAGTAGTTGAATTAATAGAAGGCGTGCAGTATGATCAGCCCTTGAAAAATAACCACTTTATTACCAACAAAGAAAAAGGTACTGCTGAACTTGAAAATCCGTTAGTTCTGATTGTAGAATCAGTAATAACTAATGTACGGAAGATCCAGTCAATTCTTGAATATGTAATAAAGACAGGTAAAAGTTTGCTTATAATAGCAGATGTTGACCCACAAGTAGTTTCAGCACTTTCAATGAATAAAGTAAAAGGAAACATAAAGGTTAACATTATAGACGCACCAGTCTATGGTATTAGTAAAAAGGATACCCTAAGTGATTTATGTGCGGTTACTGGTGCTACTCTTATTAACGAAGATCTAGGCGATGACATGGATGTTATAAGTATTGAACATTTAGGAAATTGTTTAAGATCTGTTACTAATCATGAAGACACTATAATGAAAGTTGATTTATTAAGTAATAAAGAAGTTGTAGATATTGTGTTATTATTAGAAAAACAAATTAAAGAAACTAAAAATCCTAATATAATAATTAGGCTAGAAAAAAGATTAGCTAAATTAAAAGCTAAAGTTGCTACAGTCAAAGTAGGAGCTAATTCTGAATTAGAATTAAAAGAAAAAAGAGATAGAGTAGAAGATGCTATTTGTGCTACAAAAGCTGCGATCAAAGAAGGCATAGTGCCAGGAGGCGGTATAGCTTTATTAAACGCTGCACAGCAATTAAAATCAACATCAATAGGCGAGGAAGTACTTTATTGTGCTATTCAAGAGCCTTATAAATTGATACTTAAAAATGCTGGCGTTGAAGATTATCAAGCCTCAGAAGTAGAAGGTGTGGGATTAGATGTGGTTACAGGAAATACGGTTAATATGGTAAAAGCCGGAATTATAGATCCTTTGCTAGTTACTAAAAGTGCACTAACGAACGCAGCCTCAGTAGCCACTACTATATTATCTACTGATTGTGTTATAAATAACATTAGAGCATGAAAGCAGTAGGAAAATTCATAGTTATAGATCCAGTC